CCATTTTTTCTCCTTTTTGCAGTTGCAACAAACTTACAACTGCGTTAATAAAAATATTAGCAACAAATAAATAAGGAATACTTTAATTTATAGCAAAGTATTCCCTTAAATACTCTTCAAATTTTACCAAAATCCAATCAGTTTCACTTTCAAGAAAAAGATTGGATTCGCCTTCAACCCAATCCTCATGATCGATTCGTTCGATCTCTTTAAGGAAATCTGGGTAGGAAAAAGTAAGGAACTTATACCAACTTATTTCTTGTTCCTTTTCTTCTTGTTCCTTATCGGCTTTGATCTGCTTAAGATCAAAGCTTTCAAGTCCTTTGCAACCGTGATAATCTTCAATAATGAAGTCTCCGTTTGCGAGAACGCTCAAGAACTCGCGAGGCTGAACTGTAAAGACATCAGCCCGCATTGTCTCGCCTTCGATATCCTCTTTATAATTGGTGGTCTCATCCGGAGAAGCACTAAATAAGCAGGTCTCCGAATCAAAAAAAACTTGACAAGGCATCCCACCTTTGTATATGTCTCTCAAAACTGAATCAAGATTAAATCCAGTCTCCTCGTATCTTTTAATAATTTCGTTAAATTTTTGTTCGTTTGTCATTTTCATTTTCTCCTTCTTTAGGGATTCTTTCCCAAATTATTGGTTTTAAATTTTAGTTAGGTTTAAATAGTCTACAGCATCATGTTGCCAAACAATGCCTGATTTAAACCATCGAATTCTATCGAAATCAATATAAACATAGCCTAGCTCTTTAAGCTGGCTATCAAAGACTCTAAATCTATGATCATGCCCGCCCTCCCAGGCCATTAATCCTATAAATTTAGCTTCTTTTTTACATTCTTTAGGGATTCTTTCCCAAATTATGGGTTTTAAATTTTCAATCATCCTGTAACCTCCTCTCTAAATGGTTAATTTTAGTCTGCTGTTTTTTAATTTTAATTGTGGCCATCATTATTAAAAATAATAGCGATAGTATAACGGCCAGTATCACTCTTTTATCTAGCATGCTCCCTCCATAAAAATTAAAATTTATTTCATTAATCTTATGCCAAAAAATAGTGGAGTTTTGCAACTTTTTTGAAAAAGAAAAAACAGTTTTATGACATGTTTAGGTCTGAAATATTTAAAGAAGTTTCGCCGGTATGTGTTGTTTCAGACTCTCGATATATTCTGGATGGTACTCTGCTAATTTTTTGCAGATCCAGAACCATGCGTCCTCAAAATGTTCCGCATATTTTTCAATATATTCTGGATTGTAACGTGCTAACTCGCGTCCTATTTGACGCCAAGCACCGGGATAAAAAACTTTAGCGTATTCTTCTATACGCTCCGGTTCGTAACGAGAGAGATATAAAGCTTTGCTCATTATATCTCTTGCATCCATTTCATTTGCAGTCATTTCATTTTTCATTTTTTTTCTCCTTTTCGAAATTGATTTATTAAAAATAATTAGTAACAAGTAATAATTGATTTAATTTTTTTGTATTTATGTTTATAGTTGTATATTACTCCTTATTGTTTTTGTTTTCTTCTTCTTCAGCTTCTTCTTCTTTATTTTTTATAAACAACTTATTCAATTAAAAATTAAAATTTCTTTCATTAATCTTATGCCAAAAAATAGTGGAGTTTTGCACTCTCAAGAGATTTTTAACCTGCTAATTTTTCTTGTATTATGGCATAAGATAAACAGTCTACTTTTTATAAATAGGAGGAACTATGAATCAAAAATATTCAGATGGAAAAGAGTCGTTAAAACAAGGAGTTAATAAAAAAATTAGAAAGAAAGACCTGAGATGGGATAAACTTACAGGGGCTAAATTAGCAGGTGCTGATCTTACAGGCGCTGACCTTACAGGTGATGGACCTACTAGTGCTGACTTGGATTACGCGAGTATTCAACTTTCGTGCAGCTTTTCTAAGTTTAATTGTGGTGATGATCTTGTATACCAATTACTAGACCACATCTCAACATTGAAGTTTCCAAGGAAAGAAGAAGTTATTAAGATTCTTAAAGAAAATAATCTTTATGCGAAATCGCATAGAGCTTTAGATTTGATAAATGAAAAGGAGGAATAATGGGTTGGATGACATCACCAAAAGATTTCAGTACTATTAAAGAATTTTTTACCAGGTATTGGTGTTCGGGCGATGGAAGTTATAAAGTTCTGGATGCAGCTTTAGTAAGGCTCTCACAAGCATACGCTGCTGTACAACGTACCACTGATAAAGGTACAGAAGTTTTCGCCGCTACTTTTATGATGCATTTTACAGGGGATGAGTATTCATATAAGTCTATGTCTGAGCATGATGGACCATGGATGACCGAATGCCCGGAAAGGATTATGAAATTATTAACCCCACTTAAAGATGGGGAGAATTACGCTAAAAGATGGAGGGAAGAAGTCTGGAATAGAATTAACAACCATAAAAAATGTTTAAAAGTATGGAGAAAAACTAAACTGGGAGATATTATTATAACAAAAGAGAATTACTCTTTTGGAAATAATGGATCTTTCAATACTTTTGTATTGTATAATAAGAAGCGCTTGTTATTAATACAAAAAGAATTGAAGGCAAATTACTATGGACCCATATTTCGTATCCACGATAAATCAATGTTTATTGATAATATTAAACAAGTCCTAACTCCGCAGGATGAGGAGTATGCCGATGCTGTTTCTCGCTTAGGTCTAAAGAAATATGTTTTTCCTAAGTATAGAGATAAAGAATATCCTCAGTTTAAATCTCCGAACGGGTATACCTACAGATGTTTGGGCTGGGCTATAAGTCTAAAAAACGGATGGGAGTGGTACGCCCTGGAACATGTTGAAGGATCAATATTCTTTGGATTTGTTCATGGATTCGAAGATGAATATGGTAATTTTGATGTAGAAGAATTACAGTCCAATGGAATAAAATTCGTGGACGATTATAAAGAACTACATCAGATATGGCCTCCCATAGGATGGGAGAAAATAACGGAAGAGGAAAAAGTCTAGACAAAAGAGCTCTTAATTGAGCTCTTTATTTTTTGGAAAATTTTTGAAAAAAATAAAGCTTTTAAAACTTTCTATATTAATCTTATGCCAAATTTAACACCGGCTTTTGTATCAAGAGGGGCCGAAGCCCCCCTCCTTTAATTATTCTTTTCTTTGGATTCTATCAAAGATATCCATCGGTGAATATCCTTCGGATCTGAGAAATATTTCATGATTAGCTTTTTTGCTAAATAATAGGAGGTTCCAGCTACTAGAGCTTGAACCGCTTGTAAGATTCGTCTGCGATCTCGGTCTAACATATTTACCCCTTTTTGATGATCTCACCATCTTCCAATAAAATAAAATCTTTAATTGTTCCCTCATCCTCTCGGGGAACTTCTACAATAAGCTGAAAATCTTCTTTTATTTTTTTCAGCATCTTAAGATTAGTATCATCCAAGATACTTGCATCTTGAATATATATTAATCTTAATTCTGGTTGGTAGGCTTGTGCGAGTTTTATAGCTATCAATAATCTTTCACCGTTGGAGAAGGTGTTAAAAGCTCTTCCTTTATATAGAGCTCCTTTATCTGGATCAAAGCTCAAATCCTTAAGCGGTAAATTACTTTCTTGAACCAGTTCCTCTTTTTCGTGTTGAAGGTCTTCCAGCTGTTGAGTACACTCCTCATACTTCTGCTCAGACTCTTCAAAAGCTTTTTCTTTTTCTTGGTACTCTTGATACATCTTAGCCCGTTCATTAATGGATCCCGCTTCTTCAATCTGGTTGACAATCTTATCAACAGATTTCTTTTCTGGTATTGGCTTGTCCGTATAAGCTTTGAGAGATGCAGTAAATTCCTTTTTCTTCTCCTTTAAGTCTTTGAGTTGTTTAGTTAAGTTTTTAATCTCAACTTTTATATCATCCAGTTCTTCTTCCACAGATTCTTTCTCATAGATCTGATTATCTATTTCTCTGTTGTATTTTTCGATTTTTTCTTTTTCCTGATATAATTCTGAGACCTCGACAGCTTCCACGGGTTCAATATCCATAAATTCAGAAAGTGCTCCTTCCAGTTGTTTTTTCTCTCGTCCTATCATCCGCCGTTCATCATATACTTCCGCATATTTTTCATCTAATTCGGAGAAATCCAATCCCGCCAATTCTTGCAGGATTTGAGCCATTTCTTTTCCACTGGCATCTTTCAACTTCTGGGGATCAAAAGCTTTGTCAGAAATCAAACTCTTAATTACAGTCTCATTTAATTGACGGCCCATCGATGACTTGAATTTAGTTTTTAATTTGTTGTCCTGGGTAATGACTCGTGTGATTTCAATTCTTTCCCCGGTTTCCTGGTTGATGATAGTTCCTTTGATAGTGGCTTTGTTCTTGCCTTCTTTAATGAAATCAGTTCGGTATTTCCCCAGTAAGGATTTTCCTTTAAATAGAACTTGGGTAGCGGTCATATAAGCACTTTTACCCGCTCCATTTTTTCCGAATAGCATCAGCATTCCCGATTCTGGAAACTCAGAACTAATAGCGTTTAAATTCTTGAAATCTGTAATCTTAATGTTTTTAATGTGAAACATGTTCTACCTCCGTTAATAAATCAAAATAAGTTAAATAAAAGCTATAGAATTTTAATTTAAAATTATATGCCTTTACTTTTACAAGTAAATACTTTTCGTGAAATCGGATGAAAATCTGGTCGAATAACAACTCCCGACAAAAGTTGAATATTACATCGGTGATGTTGAACCCTATTAAGGACTCAACTCCTCCTCCTTTTGAAATGGCAATATATTTATCCGGGTTATCTAAACCCACAGATAGGTGTCTTGCCCACCTCGACAGTTTAGCCTCAAAGATTCGATAGCTGGTTAAACCATCCTCAAAATTTAACGATAATGTCATAGGCCCTCCTTCTCAACAATTTAAAAAATAAGTCAATTATCTTATGCCATAATTATTAAAATTTTGAGGTTGTTTGGCTCTAATTTAATTGTTAAATTTTTTGCAAAAACGAGAGGCTAAACTAGCATAAGAATAATGAAGGAAAATTTAATTTTATTAAGCCGGGTTAAGCCCGGCGGGGAGAAGATATGAAAGAATCATTAAGAATTTTTGTTGCAGGAGTTGTACTGACTCTTGTGGCTTTTATCTTTACAATAAGCCTAATCATAGGATTAGGATTATTTATATAAATTTTAATGCCGGGGGTAATCCCGGCCGAGGGCGGGGCAGAGGTAGGAAGATGAGTGATGCCGTCGTGAAAACTTTCAAGGACTGACTAGGGACAGTCCTTGACTTGCTTATGAAAAATTAAATAATGTTTATTTTATTTTTTTAAAAAAAAATGCAAAAACCATATTATATTATGATATAAGATTTATACAAATGACAATGTTTTTTGTCAGTACTGTTATAAAAGGAGGAGTCATGAGCACCCAGAACCTAAGGCTATAAAGAGCCATCGAATCGGGAGACCTGCCTTTCGATCTTCGACTAAAGGTATTTTTGCAGATAAGGGCTGAGTTATTCAGCCCTTTTTTTAATTCTTTTTTTTGCAAAAAACACCTATAAAAATGGTATAAGAATGTTGAGGATAAGTTCTTCTCAAAGAAGACTTATTCTCTTGTCCAGACTGGAGCGTGAGAAATCTCCTCATTTTCCTGCCAGTCTGGAATTTAAAATAAAGAGCATCCTCCGGGGTGCTCTTCATATATTATTAGTTTTTTATTTTTTTCAAAAAGTTTTTAAGATAAATAATTTTTACTCCTAAAGTTTAATATTCTTTCATAGATTAACCGGACAATAAATTTATTGAAAAAGGAGTACATATATGTCTCGAAAACCAAATGAAACTGAATACCTTCAGATGTTACAGCAGGGTAATACCGGCCTGGTAACGGGAAAGACTTTCGATGCAACAGTTCAGCAGATAGACAGGGTGTTAGGACCCTTCCTCAGAGAGGCTGGAGTTTTAGAGTCTCAGGGAGTTTATTCAACCACGAATTATCATTATCTTTCAGATGTTGGTAGTGATTCTAATTCTGGTAGATCTGCTACCAGACCCATTAAAACTATTTCTCAGCTGGCTACAAATCTTAATAAAGTCATCGGTGTAGATACTTACGTATTTTTTAACAGCAGTTCCTGGACCATTACCGATCTGTCTGTTTTAAATAACATAATTTTTGTAAATGGAGCCAAGCTTTATTTTGTTGGTGATACTACACTGGAAGAATCTGCGTTAGTTTTAGACTCCTCTGATACGAGTAGTATAACCCTCGACGCAGCCACGTTAACAGGTAGTGCACATATAGGACACTTCTTCGCCTATGCAGCAGACACCACAACCAAGTGGCCTATCTCTGCTAACACTACAGACACAATGACATTGCCAACACTTACATCTCCGTGGTCAACTACAGGAACAGGAGCCATTTATTCTTTGGGAACAACCTTTACCGCAGCTTCTACACTGGACCTTAATGTTATTTCTCCTCTTATTAGAAGTAATAACATCATCTTTAAAAACATTAAGTTTAATGTTTCTACTACAATTACCTGTAACCCAGGTGTATTAGCATTACATGAATGCCATTTTGATGGAACTTCAAAAGATTTTGTTTTCACCGGCGTTAAATATGCTAGAAACTTCTTAGGCTCTTCAGCCACAGCTACTGTAAAATACATAGCTGATTCAGACAACGCAGTTGAATCCAGCCATGTCGGCAGTGCTACGACAACCGTATTAACTGAAACCGATGCATATTCTGCAGCTTCAGTTACGTTGTATGTTAGAAGTACCGGCGATGATGAAAATTCTGGCTATAGCGTTGCCAGTGCTCTAGCTACAATAGACGCAGCTTTAGATAAAGCTAAATTTGTTCAGTCTTATAGCTATGCTAAGGGTGATTATACTATAGGGGCAGTTCCTACAATCATCATCGATATCCAGGAAGCTGGTGAAGATTTTGATCTTGGTTCTTCTGATATTGTCCTGAATGGATTAAACAGTATTAAGATAGTAGGAGCTACAAGAACAGCCACAGGATTGACAGTCGATTCACCGACTTCCGTAACGGCTGACTTGCTTAGTTCTGGAACACAGTTCTCTATAGAGGCAGATCTTTCTCTATTAACCGCATGGGGCGATGGAGAACTCTCCGGTAAATTTATTCAATATACAGGTTCTACGGATTTGATTCCTATTTTGAATAATGTTGATAATGCAGGAGCTATTACTATTTACCTGCCTTACAAAGCAACAGCTTATGCTACTGACACAGCTATTTCCTTAGTTGAATGTGCTACAACAGTATCGGGAACTTCCGCTATTTCTATGATTAGTACCTCCGAAGCAGATGCAGGATTCAGCACAGTCTTTGAAAACCTTATCATCGGTGGTAACTTAAATCTCTTAGGAATTCATTTAAAAGAATGTACAGGTTCACTGAATGGAAATACAACAAGTTTAACCTGTGTATCTTTAAAAGACAGTTATTTTGAAAAAGATACGGCACAGCCTAATGTTGGCGGAACTTTATGTGAAGGTTCTGTATTAAATGATTGTGCAGTTTGTTTTGATGTAGCTACTTTATCTACCCTCTCACAGGGAAAAACAACTAACTTTGCTCATCCTCTTCAGGTACAGAGCAGGTCTAAATTATACTTTAAGACATTTTTTGATGCTCATCAGATTACTAATCAAGGAGCTAATCATCGTGGAATTATCGATGAGGTTGTTGTTATCGACTGTGAAAGAGATTCTTGGAATGGTACTGGAACAGGAGTTAACTGGCTAATCGAAAATGGAACATTGCTTGTCGACGGATTAACTCACGGCTCTTTTGCTGGTGGAATTTTAGGCGAAGGTGCGTACATGAAATATGAAGGAGCAGTTTTAGACGGAACAGCTACTGAGATTGAAGGCACTGGCGATGACTATGTTATCGAAGGGCAGCACGGAAGTCAGATTATATTCTCAACAGGAAATGATGTTATTTGTACTATTGCGGGTCCTGCTAATAAGACATGGAGAATCGGATACGATTCTTCTGTTGACACTAATGATTGGACTGCAGACGAACAAACCAGTGATGGAGACTTTGCTATGGATACTGGAAAACTTTCCACATAAGTTTTATTTTTTCAAAATTTCCCGCATAGACTTAATATATCTATGCGGGTTTTTTTATTTAGTGGTAGATTTTGTATATACTTTTTTAGAAAGTATTATTTGCTTTTAAATATTTTTAGGAGTCACTATGGACATTTATTCAATGGCAAAAAAAGCTTCTTTGATACATAAAGTAGGGTTTGGATTAACCCTAGGTACGCTGTGTCAAATAGAAGATCAATATGAACAAGAGAAGAAAGCAGCAGACGGTACAGAAGCCGATGTAGCCGCTGCACAAATAGACCAAATAAATTTAGAATCTAATCCAGTATCAAAGATTTTAGCAGAATTTATGATGAGAAATCCTCCGGCAAATTTGCAGAGGTTGGTTGAACTGTGTGGACAGAAATTAGAACAAGACCTACAATCTAGTTTATCTAATCATCGTTCAGTCACAGACCCCCTTAAATCAGCAAACGAAAATTTAAAGATGATGTTGGAAAATATGCAACTCAAACAGCAAATCCAACAGATGAGGATGGAGGAAATAACCGGTATTCAAAATCAGGTTCAAGATACATTTGGACAGGCTGGGATGGCCCCTAATCCAGGAGTGGCACAAGATGTAGCCTCTATGCAAGGAGCTGCACAAGTACCAGAGCCAACGGGAACAATGCCTCCAGGCCCTACCCCTCAATATCCTGAAGAAGGACAGCCTGGCATGGAACCAGGTATGGAACAGCAAGGAATGGAGCCGGGTATGGAACAACCAGGTATGGGGCAAGGAATGGAACAGGGAATGGCATAAAGCCTTTTAGGAGATTTAAAATGAATTTTTATAAAACATCATCCATATTTTGGCCTGCATTAGGAGGCATGTTTGGAGGAGGTGTAGTTAATTTCCTTGTTGGTTCTAAGCCTAGTAAAATGAGAGGTAACCTACCAGAGGCTCAGCGTAGGGCAGCTGTATACGGTGGGTTAGGACTCGGCCCCGGAGCTATTTATGCTAATGTATTCCACAACCCTGACGAGTTTCCTAGCTCAAATATGGCAGCACGTTTAAAACAAAAAATAATGGGAAGATAGATATGTTAAAATTTGCTCAGAACAATATACCTCATTTATATAAAGATATAAAGTTATCAGGGCGGGTATTTGATTTTTATGATGACCCTGAGTTTTTAAAGCAGGCTCATGATAATGGATGGTTTGATAATAAAAAATTATTACACCCTAACAAAATTGACAAGCTTCCTGATAATTATTTTTTGGCAAAAATAGCCGGGAACACTAAAGTCAAGCGAATACTTCCAATATATTCTGAGGAATCACTAAAATTAGCTTCTAAATATTTAAAAGCTTCTAAACCTTATTGGCCTGATTATACCTTTAATGAATTAGGAAATAGATTAAATGACATCCTGAACCAAGAAGGAATTAAAGAGGCCTCATTACAAATTGACTGTGTTCCTAAGAATAAGGTTCCAGTTAATCCAGAAAAATTAATTTTAAAAGAAGCAAAGTATATAAAACAGGCTTTTCCATTTATGAGCCCATCAGAAAAGGTCAAAGAATGTACCAAATTATTTAAAGCAGCTTCCAGGTTTAACGTTGACATCAAAGACTCTGATTTATTGGATTATGTTAAATCAGACAAACCAGGCAGTTGTTTCAGTCAAGGATTAGCAAAACGAGCTAGTTATATTAAACATATCGATAATCCGATGATTACAAATATTTGGGCGGATACTCTTAAACAACTGGAAGAAGCTCCTCTAATGGATGAAGCAATCCAAATAATAGAATCTTTTGATAAAATTGCGGGTATTGACCCCGCTTTAAATCAAGATATTATAGATGCCCACAGGACTATGTTTGGAGGCAAAACTTTTATCAATGAACCACCAGTACCTCCCGAAGGAATAAATAAATCCTCTCGATCAATTACTGAGGAACTCCTATGGGATTTTGCTGCGGATTATTCACAAAAAAAATATAATAGGCTTGATGCACATCAAAGAGGTCAGGGCTCTTCAACTGTAATGTTTAAACCTGCTATTGATAAATTATTGGATGAATTTTGCCAAGATCCTGTAACATTATACTTTAGCGATAATTTACCTCCCAAACTTAAAAATCTTATAACAAGGATAATATTAGATTGGGAAAAAGACGGAGAATTTCACCCGACGGTATTTTATAAGGCTTTAAAATAATATGGTTAAAACTTTGATTAAAATTAGCGAGGAGGTAACGAACCCCATTCATATTAAACATTATTTAAATTTATTGTTTGATGATGAAAAATGGGTTTCTTTTGAACCAGAAACTATTTGGTACGAGTTAAAACCCAGGTGTGATTTAACCCCCGAATTAAAGAATAAAATCAATGCTATTAAAACAGTTCTGGCGGGTAATCTACCACTTGTAAATCCTTTTATATTTGAGAAAGTTATAACTTCCTTTAATAATTTAGAGCTTGAGGCAGAAACATGGACTCCCTGCACCCCATTTCATTATGGGTATGGAGTTCGATGCATCAAAGATTTAAAACCTGATGAAGAATATGATGAGGATATTATTACTTACTTACAAGGGGCTATTTCTTTTGGGGGTATTTGGGGTTTTCTAAGCTATCCTAAAGATCTACAATTTGCTCGACCATCAGAAAAGAATTTTTATAAGAAAGAACTTCGAGACCTAATTAAAGAGGTTAATGACCACGTTGATAAGAAGAAAAAAGCAACTAGTGAGATAGCTAAATTCCATATAAACTTAGCGGAAGAAGTTGACCAGGATATTCAGACTAGATATTTGGAAGGAGATAATTTTAAATGGTTACCACGTCAAGAAGCATAGGACAAAATTTAAACCGGGGCACAGCGGGAATGTTTTCGTTGATTCCCCCTCCCTTTTATTCGATGACTAATAGGTTCATGCCCCAGGATATTAAGACTATGTATCGGGTATGTCAATATCTATATTCTACGAATCCTCTAATAGCTCCTATTCTAAAAAAGCACGCTGCGTATGTTATCACCAAAAATATTTATACGTCCAGGGTGGGAGATGATTCTCTCTGTCAAAAAACAAAAAAATTATTAGAAATAGATTTAGAAATCGAAAAGATTTGTAAACAGATATTTTTCAATACTTGGGTATATGGAGTTGGATATGTATCATTAGTATATCCCCATCAACGAAGTCTTGAGTGTAAAATATGTGGGAAGACATCTCCTATTAGTGTTTTAAGCTGGGAATTTCATAATTTCGAATGGACTGCCCGGTGTAAAGAATGCGGACGAGATACAGAGCATAAATCTCACTGGGGATTTTTAAAAGGATCTCCAGAAGATCTTAAGATTAAGGTATGGAACCCCCATGAAATTAGACCAAAAATAGTGGATTATACTTCATCCTTAAAAAATAGTAAAAAATATTTATGGGATATTCCGAAATATCTAAGAGAACAATTTAAACACGGTAAAGTTGATAAGGATGTCTTGCTTAGAACTTCTGATACACTTTTAGAAGCTATACAGGAAGATAAGTCTATTGAATTAGATCAAGAAGATTTATTCGTATTTGAGGCTGACGGCCCTTCCTTTGATTCAGAGCCTTATATTATTCCTCCTCTGTTAAACGTATTGAAATCTGTAATGCTACAGATGTACTATTACAGAGCTAATGAGATGATTGCCGCTGGTAGGTCTATCCCTATGTCAATAATTCATCCTGTGGGTCCCTCCCCTACTAAAACCTATCCCCTCTTTTCATTAAGAGCTCAGTATGAAGCAATGATCCAAGAATGGCACCGAGATAATTTATCAATTCATTTTTCTCCTATACCACTACAAGAAACATCAGTAGCAGGTCAGGGGAACGTCCTTCGTGTGGACAGTCAGCTTGATTATTTGATGAAGAACATAGCCGCTGGGTTAGGATTACCGGCTTCATTAGTAACGGGGGATATGACATACACAGGTTCCTCGATTAACATGAGAATATTAGAAAATCAATATTTGAGTATTATTGAGGGATTTACTAATTTCAAACAATTTATTTTAAGTAGGTTACATACAGTATACCAATGGGGGAGGGTCATAATCACCCACCAAGATTTCAAAATGGCGGATGATCCATCTCTAAAATCAATTACTTTACAACTGCTGAACTCTAATATTATATCAGAGGAGTTAGCAGCTAAACATCTTGGATTTGATTTTGAAGAAGACCAGGCAATAAAAGAACGAGAACGTTTACGTCAATTAAAAGACATTAAAGAAAATCAAGTAGCTCAGAACGCAGTTCAAGAAGCTGCTCAAATTTCCATGGCTACGGCTCAAGGTAAGGCTCAGGTAATAACCGCAGCTTACCAGGCAAAAGCACAGCTTGTAAGTCAAAAAGTGTTAGAAAAATTAGGAGCTAACTCGGAGGAGATAACACGGATAATGAACGATATTTTTAAGGAACATGGGATGGCTCCCATCTCCAAAGATTTATCTAAGAAATGGAGCACTATATCCCAGGATCAGAAAATAACTCATTTCTTAAAATCTACTCCGGATCATCTAAAAGAAGAAAAATTATCATTAATAGCCGACGACGACCCCGGCTTAGCCAAAGCTATAAGGGGTAGAATGGGGTCTAATTCTAAAGCGGCTCAAAACGTATCGAAACAACAAGAGAAAGCTAAGCTTGAGAAAACCCGCGAAGATATAGGACGATTCGTCGGAATGGGAGCTCGATCATGAACGAAAAACAAGTAACTCAAACGTTGAACAACGTATTATATAACTTTAGAAAAAAAGCCTCAGCAAGCAAAACTGCTTACTATGGTCTGGAGACTTTATTCGGTGGTTTAGGATCTGGATTATCTGGATTAGGATATGGTGTTGGTAGCGGAATCGGAGGTCTGGGCGATGTAACATCCGGCATAGGAGAAGGAATTGATTATGCGGGGGAAGGAATCAACTCCGCAGGAAATTCTGTGATAGAAGGTTTAGACTCAGCCGGCGATGCTGTAAAAGGAATAGGCCCAGCTTCAACAGATGCTATTCATTCAATGGGAAGGTTATTCCCCGGAGCATACCCAGTTATGGGAGGATTAGCAGGAGGATATTTAGGTTTGAGAAAATTAATTCCATGGCTTCAGAAAAAAAAGATAGAATCAGAGGGAGTTCCTCTAAGAGAAGTTCGTAGAATAACGTCTCCATGGGCGCTAGGGTCCGACAGCTCTAAAGCTGCTTCTGTTAAAACAGGGGGCGTTCCCATAGGAACTAATCACATACAAAGTTTAAGAGACCAAGCTCGTCAAAAACAATACCGTCAGGTAAACAGGGCTCCTTGGGGAATCATAGCGAAAAAAGTATTACCTACAGCCATAGGGGCCGGAATTACTGGATTGGCTTTAAAAGCTCCAGGAGTTTTAAGTGCTATTGGTTCAACATTAACAAGCGGTCCTATTTCTCCTCTTTTATCTTTAGGATTAATGGGTTACGGAGGATACCGTCTCGGTAAAAAATACTTACCTAAGATTAGAGATTATTTCAGGCAATTTTCTGATAAGATGCACGGGCGTCCTTATCAATCTGCAATAGATTCTGCAGTACCTTCAAGCGTTATCCAGAAAACACTTCGTAGCCGAACAGCTGATAAACTCGGTAAACCAGGGGAATATTTACCTCCAAATATAAGTGATCCCTTACAAAATGTATCTAGTAAATCGTTAAGGCTAGCTGCTAGAAGGAGACAAAGTTAAATGAATGAAGAACTAATGAAATTGCTCACCCAAATAAAAGACAAAGATTCCGCTCAGGAAGACGACCAACTACAGCTGGATTTGGTTAATATCTTTCACAAGGCTAAAAAGATTCATGAGCGACTGGATGCCGACAAAGCTGAAGCTGAGGAAGAGGAAGATCCAGAGACAGACTTGTCGAAGAGGACTCGACACGACTACGTCCAGGATCAAATCTCTGAAGAGGATACGGGAGAGCGAACTGCTTCCATGCCGGGTTCAAAAGAAGCTTATGCATTTGGTAGGGTTTTATTCTTTGGGAATTAATGGTTCTCGGTCTAAATGTTCTAAAAATTCTAAGTAGACTATGAACATATCACTCTTAGCCCCGCTTCGAACAATCTTGTTCTTAATCTCAAACTTAGATTTTTCTCCGAAAGAGTTTTGCATTATATGTTCAAACTCTACTAGATTCTCTTTTTCTGTAATATTAAATTGACGAACCCTATACCTTATTGAAGCCGGTTCAGGCTTAGAAATATTTGTAGTAACATCACGTAAAATTCTTTTAAAAGGCTTATCAGTCATATATCCTCCCTATACTTTCATAGTAACTCTATTAAAGAATAGTAAGATAAGGATGCAAAATGGATAAAAAAGAACGGTCGCACTTAGGGAGGAAGATTATATTAATGGTAAGCAGAGATGATTTAAAAGCTTACTTACCGACGGATATGGAGCGTGATTGGGTCAAAGAAAAAGATAAGAATTTATTGATTAAGACCACTCCAGATCAACTTCCTGCCCTGTTTAGTGAATTACGTCCTCAAGGATTTGGTGGGGGAGTGAGTCAAAACAAATATTGGATTCTATTTTACAATAAAATATTTACAGGTACTTTATTCAGCGATTCAGCTTTTGATAGAGCTGTTATTCACGCCCGAAGCATTGGCGTGGATGTAGATCGTTTGAAAGATTTTAAGAATAAGATAATGACTATAAGAAAATTGGTAGGTTAAAATGGATTTAGCAAAAAAATTAGAACCGGTTATTCTGCAACTATTAAACAATCAAACAATCACCTCTAACCGGCATAATAGAAAATTAAAAATCTCTAATGTCCGAATTATTAAAAACAAAAGTGCAACTCCAGACCATTTTATACAGGCTAAGATTCACGAGAGAGATATTACAGATAAAATAAAGGCTAATCTTACAATAACCGACTCCTCTAATAAGGTATTAAGCCAGGAAAACAATTATACTATTGGAGAAATCCCTGTTAAACATCCTAAATTAGGTTATGTCGTCGGGGGTAGTGGTTGGAGTGTTGACCTATCCCTAAATCTAAAGCCGGGTCCTTATGTTAGACCTAGAGTCGAAGATAACACCTTTGAGGGGATGATTAATACCGCCGGTGGAGCTATCAGAATCATCTTCGATACCACAATGCAAAAATTTAAATTAAGAATGGGTAATAAACACTTTAGTCTTTATACAATATTAAAAGAATTAGGTAAATCAGACTCTGATATTAAAAAAGTTTGGGGAGATAAAGTATTTGAGAAAAATAATACTTTTAAAGACGGAGAATTAGAGAGTTTATTCCAAAAATTACGTCCTTTTGCCGATATTCCCAAGACTAATCTAAAGACTGATGTATTAGATTTCTTAGCATCGAAAAAAGTCGATGTTAATGTGTGTAAACTTAATCTAAAAAAAGAATTTGACCATATTAATCCAGATTTACTACTTGAAGTTTCGAAAAAAACTATAGATTTAGCTGAGGATAAAGTTCCTGCGGATGATACAGAGCACCCAGCTTACAAACACCTGTTAGACGAGGCCGATACCTTGGAAGATCGTTTAAAAGAACAAGTTCCCAATATTTTCAAGAAGGTAGAATATGCCCTGGATAAAAAACCTGATGTTATTTATGTTTTTCCAAAAATATTATTAAATAAGACTCTGGTTTCATTTTTTACTCAGAATGCTGTTTCCAGATTTGCTGATCAGTATAATCCGTTGTCCATAGCACGGGATGCTAATAAGACTACTATTAGAGGAGCTGGAGGTATTGGATCTCTCCACGCAATATCCGAAGAAATGCGAACGGTTAACCCAGGGATGAAGGGGTTAATCGACCCTCTTTCTACAGCAGAGGGTACCAGTATCGGAATCTCCCATAATCTAGCTATAGGGGCTAAAAAAGTAGGTAGGGAATTAGGTACTGATCTATTTAACGCTAAGACAGGTAAAAAAGAATTTAAGTTAGCATCAGAAATGGCTCAAATAGTAATCGGTGGACATGATTATTATGATTGGTCATCGGCTAAACCTAAACCTAAAACTAATAAAATATTGGCCATGCATCCCGGGGGAAAAATAGAAGAAACTCATCCCTCAAAAATAGATTATATTTATCAATCTGGTATTTCTATGCTCGATCCAGTTACAGCGGCTATTCCTACTGTGGGAAATAATTCCGCTAATAGGGTGCTGATGGGTAGTAAACACTACTCCCAAGCTGTGGCTTTAGAAGAGGGGGAAGCTCCATTAGTCCAGACTAAGGTTTCGAAGACTAAAGGATATGAAGATTATCTGGGGGAGAAGATGAACACCTCCCCGGTTAGTGGTCGTGTTACCTCAGTCTCATCTAAAAAGATTATTATAAAAGGCGATGATGGGAAAACTTATACCGTGGATTTGATTAGGAATTTCCCGCTTAATACTACTTCTTATTTTGATGAGCATAGTATCGTAAAAAAAGGCGATAAAGTTATTAAAGGTCAATCCATCACCGAGTCTATATTTAATAAACAGGGTAAATCTTTATCCCTGGGTAAAAATATCAAGGTGGGGTTGGTCTCTTATTATGGAGAAAACTTTGAAGATTCTATTGTGTTATCCGAAAGTGGAGCTAGTAAATTCACCTCCTTACACAAGCATGAAGCTCGAATTGATTTAAGTGAGTCGATTATGTATGGAATAGAAGCCGTTACCAAATATTTTCCTAAAGAAACAGAATTTCTTCACCTGGATAAATTTCATGCTGAGGAAAGTATTCCAAAAAAAGGCGCTAGTTTTAAACAAGGGGATATAGTCCTGCCCGCTGTATACAAATCTGCCCCTTCTCCAGAAATGCATGGCGATAAACTAATAAAAAAATTAGGTTTTAAGCCGGTTAATGTCTCAGTTTATTGGGAAAATAAAGCAGATGGAACCGTTGTCAAAACCGTGAATACTTCTAAATTTGTAAAAGTTTCTTTTATGCAGACAAAAGAAAAGATTCAAATCGGGGATAAATTATGCTTAACCGAAGATCACGAAGCTTTAACAGACTCCGGGTGGAAATCTATTGCGGATGTTACTACGGAAGACAGGCTGGCAACACGAGAAACAGATGGGCAAATAACTTACGCCCGTCCCCAAGCCCTTAGTTCTTATAAAATATTAAAAAATGAAAAACTTTATAGCTTAGAGACAGACTGGGTATCTAATCTCTCAACCCAGGAACATAAATTTCTGGTATCAGAATATAATGACAATGATGTGAAGCTAATCCCTGGGTATCAACTACTAGGTAAAAGATATTATTTCTACCATACCGGGAGTTGGGGCGGAGAATCTACTTCAAAAAGTTTAATATTTAAAGAATTTAAAAATGAATTTTTATATATATTAGGGTCCATTATGAATTGTGGGGGGTTACTCCCCGGCAATAAAATTTTCTTTCAGGTTCGATGTGATCAATTCGACCGGGATCGGTCTATTTCAGCTATATTGAAAAATCTTTCTCTAAAGTTTTTAAAAACGGACAAATATCGTTACGAAATCCATTCTTCTGAATTATATCAATATTTAAAAGATAATGTATTTACCGAAACGGGGGTTAGAATACCCCGAGATGTTTTAGCGTTATCTTCTTATAGGTTAAAATTTCTCTTAAATGGAGTTTTTAACCTATGGATTAATTTATCGGTTGAAGATCGTTTACCTTATTTTACCTATTATCGACCGAACTCTGTGTTATTTTTAGATGATTTACAAGAACTGGCGTTTAAGATAGGATTGTCCTCTAAAATAAAACAGAAAGCTAAAATAATTTTCTCTACTTCCTCAACTTCAATTAAAAATAAATCAGCTGAGGAGAAATTAATACCTTACGAGGGTAGTGTCTATTGTGTTACAATACCCAACCATGTATTTTTTGTCCGACATAGAGGCAAAGCTTACTGGACAGGTAACTCTACTCGACATGGGTCTAAGGGAATTGTTGTATCAATTGTCCCCGATGATGAGTTTTTAAAAGATGAAAAAGGGGATGTTCTGGACATGGCTTTTTCTCCTACTGGTATCCCTGGACGAGTCAACCCCGGGTTTATTTTAGAGGGATGCTTGGGAAAGATTAGTAAAAAGACTAAGAAAAAATATTTATTAGATACTTTTTCTCCGGATGACCGGACTGCCTGGGTACAGAACGAGATGAAGCAAAATGATGTCAAAGATGTAGAAAAAGTATTCGACCCAAAAACAGGAAAACATATTAATATCTCAGTAATTAACCCCTTCTTCTTCAAATTAACTCATTTAGTTAGAAAAAAGTTTGCAGCTAGGGGAGCAGGTCCTGGCGAAGTCTACACGACAGAAGAATCTCCTAAAAAAGTATCGGGCCGAGGAGCTCAGTCCCTAGGAGCTCTAGAGAACTATGCAACGCTGGCCGCTGGAAATACATCCTTTTTACAGGATGTTAGCACTATAACCTCTCAACGAAATGATGATTTCTGGTTAAAGTATCAACTGGGATTACCATCCCCTCCATTAAAAACTCCTTATATTATAAGTAAGTTCCTAACCTATTTAAAGGGAGCAGGCATTCACCTGGAAGAAAAAAATGACTATTTTAAGGCGGTTCCTCTAACAGACAAGGAAATTTTACGACAAAGTAATTCAACAAAAGGAATTCAAAACTCCCGAGTAGTAAACGAGAAGTTCCAGGAAGAAGTAGGGGGATTATTCGACCCAAAAGAAACCGGGGGTTTAGGCGGAGAGTATTGGACACATATAGAACTATCTGATCCAATTCCCAGTCCATTGGGTGAAGACGCTATAAAACGTATCCTTAACCTGACGAAGACCCAATTCCGAGATATTATGGAGGGTAAACTATATTACGATAAAGCAGCTAAAGAAATGACTACTGATATCCGACCAAGTTGTGTCGGGCAAGGCTATGCTTTTAAAGAAATGCTGACCAACTTAAATGTATCAAAAGAGCTAAAACTCACTATAAAAGATATAGAGTCAAATAAAGGTGCAACCAAAGACAAATATATTAAAAAATTAAAGTATTTAAAGAACTTACAGACAACGAAGAAAAAACCAGAAGAAGTTTATATCTGGCACAACGTTCCGGTTATACCTGCTAAATTTAGGCCGATTTACACAACTGAAGACGGAAGTGTAAACGTGAGTGATGTTATTAATGGCTATAGAGAAGTCATCCAGATAAATAACCAGATTAAAGATTTGAAAAAACTTAAGTTTAATATGAGTTTAATCCCCGAGAATACAAAAGATCTTTACCATAGTGTAAAGGGGTTGATAGGATTAGGGGATCCTCTTTCTCCCAATGTTATGTTTAAAGGTATTCTAAAGATTATTAAGGGTGAGGAAAATAAGTACGGGCTATTCCAGGGTAGAGTTGTATCCAGAAGACGAGATTTATCCGGACGATCAACTATTATAAATAACCCCAAATTAGGAATGGACGATGTAGGGATTCCCTTCAAAATGGCGTTAAGGATTTTCAACCCATTTTTACAAAAATATTTAAAAGAAGTAGCGGGGTATTCCCCCATACATTCTCGTAACTTAATTGATGAAGCTGTGGGAATCGATGAGTCTAAACAAGATTATCCAGATTTAGTAAAACAAGGTCTTCAAGAAGTAATGCGAAAACGGCCGGTTATGGTTTCTCGTGCCCCTGCGTTACATAAATACAGTAATTTAGCTCTGATGCCTAAACTGGTAAAGGGTAAGGCAATTCATTTTAATCCTTTAGTTGTATCAGGATTTGGCGCTGATTTTGATGGAGATTCAGTCATAGGTAAAATTAACTATTTAGAAGCAGTTCCCGCTAGAGATCCTCAACTGGGATTAGACCACCCCATACAAGAATTCATATCTCAGGAAATAAACTTTGATTATAAGGTTGATATAGATCTTAAATCTTTTATTGATTTAGAGGATAATGATCTAACCCAATCTAATTTCTTTACCTCTTCTCTATCATTATTAGATAATAAAATAGGAAAGCATTTAATTACCCAGAGCCATAAAAAAGATTGCAAAGAAGTAGCTGTGAAGACCTGGTATAAAAAAGAATATCAGGTAAGTCATGCTCACTCGCTTATAGTTTACGACCCTTATAAAGATTGTATTGTTCCAGATCTTCCTCTTAATGCTAGATTCAAGTGTATGATTAGAACCCTGGGATATGATGGTTCTATAAAATCTTTATTTAACTCTGAGGACGAGTGGTCATTCATAAAAAATATTTTTATTTATGCTAAATTAGATGGGAATAGAGTTGTTTTACCCGCAGATAAGATGGTTCCAGTTCAAGGGGTAGAAGTTGAAACAGTTAGTGATGTGGTAGTATTCGACTCCAAATGGTCTCAATTCTTAAAGGTGGTATTTAATCTGGCTAATAAGAGAATACTCCCAAAACCAGATTGGAGTACTATAAAATCATATAGGAAAAAGTTAATTCAGTCTTTTGTTCCGGATATGATTATCGACCGGAAAAATAAATTTGTTACACCTACGCTAGCGCTGCCTTCAATGGAAACAGCTTACGAAATTTATAAACTATTAAAATCGATAGGAATTTCTAGTATTTATACCAGGGGTAAGGATGTTATACTTCGATTGGGTCAAGAAGCTTCTTTATATCAAGATATATTTAAATTAGACCCGCCTATGAAAAAAGTAGGGGTATTGCCGTTAACTTACGATGAATGGACTTATATTAATAGAAGATTACCCCGTGAGTTAAAACAACCAGATAAAGGTTCCCGAACCTATAAGTTTATGCCTATTTGGATTATTGACAAATATTTAGAGACGAGTAATGATATACCACATCAAGCCTTTAAAAGATATTTAAATATTGATGGGTATTTATATGATGCAATCTTAAGCTCAAGGTATACTGGTGAGATGAAGGAGATGTACGATTTAACAATACCCGGAGCATTAACATTTACGTTAAATGATGGGTTGGTAGTAAATGATACTGTTTCGGTTTCAGTCCCGGTAAGCGAAGAAGCTAGAAAAGATGCTCTGAAATATCAAAAACCTTCTAATCATCTATTTAGTGGCAGGGGGAACTACGGTGAGACTTTAATCAATGCTCCAACAAAAGAATTTGTTTATGGTATTTATCGAATGACTTTAGCCGAAACTAAAGGAAAATCAGTTAAATCTTATAAGAATTTAAATGAGGCTTTAAATTCATACCATAAGAAAGAAATTGAAATTAATCAAAAAATTAAGGTTAAGAATACTATGACCTCAGTCGGTAGGTTATTATTCCAAGATTTATTCCCCCCTAAAATTAAAATAGAGAACAAACCATACACTAAAAAAATGCTGTATGAAGTATTAGTAGAAGCGGCAAAGTTATATCCCGTAGCCAGAGTAGAAAAATTAATGAGCGATTTAAAAGATTACGGAGCTCATTATTCTACGGAGGCGACTGCTACAGTATCTATTGCGGATATTGTTACCCCGAAAAAAGAACGGGATAAAATAATGAAAGATGCTATCCGGAATGCAAAAACTGTAGGATTCGACAAAGCTATGGGGGATGCCTCTAAACTATTACAACAATTAGTAGGAAAATTAAAAAATAATGGATTTGTAGACCTGTCAGTAAATTCTGGAGCATTAGGAAAAATTAATCAACTAACACAGATGATAGCCTCTCCGGTCGCAGTTACGGACCACCAGGGTAAAGTAATCCAGCAACCCTTAATGAAATCTTATTCCGAGGGGTTCAATCCCATGGAGTATTGGATGACCCTCCCCGGAGCCAGAAAAGGATTAGTAGACAGGGGATTGTCCACCGCTGACACAGGGGCTTTTGGTAAAACTTTATTAGCTGGAGTATCCGGAATAACCATAGTAGGTGTTGATTGTGGTACGACAGAAGGCGAAGAATTCCCAATAACTTCTTCAGATGTGTTAGATCGTTATATTTTATCCAGTCCTTATAAGGGGAAGATAATGACGACCAACCTCCAGCGAAAATTAAAAAACCAAGGGGTGAAAACTATCCGAGTTAGGTCTCCCTTAAAATGTAAATATATTAATGGCATTTGCCAAAAATGTTGGGGTTTGGATGAAAACGGGCGAACATTAAAACTGGGGTTCCCCATAGGGGCGTTAGCCGGTACTACAGCAGCAGAACCAATTACTCAACTGGCTATGAAGTGTACTGTATCTACTGTAATATTCAAATATAAGGGTGAGGTATACAGTCGTAGTATGGACGACTTGTGGGACATAGTCGAAGAGCCCGAGTCTCTATATGGAGAAGTATTATTTAAAGAAGCGGACGATTTACAGATTTGGGATGTTGTGGGATGGACCCCCGTATTTTATGTTCAAAAACATAAGCCACAGGACACAATGAGTTTTATCCGAACGATATCAGGAGATGCTTTGGTCGCTCAGTCAAACCATCCTATCTTTACTTATTCTTACCAAGATTCTAAAGAGGTAAGTGTTGTAAAACCTATTAGTAAATTAATTCCAGATAAAGATCAGGTTCTAGTATCATCAGAACTTCCGATCTCTGAGAAACCAGTACCTGATATTTCAGCCTCAGAATTAATTTCCTTATTATTAGAAGATAAATCCTCCGAATATATAGCAGGTTCTTCCAGCTTAAAACGATTTAATTTTGATTTCTTATTTGTTGGGGTAGATTATTTAAAACAATTATTATCTTCCTTGATTGATAAAGTTGGCACTGTTTATTCCAAAACTCAAGAACCAGCTATATATAGATTCTTTAACGAATCTTTTGTACTCCTGCAACAACTAGGAATGATCTGCAAAAAACTAGGGTTAAGATATTCTATGAATGTACACGATAAAGGATTTTACCTTGATATTTTCTTACACAAACAAGCTAAAAAAATATTAAAGTCCTCTTCAACAGTACAGGGATTAAAAATATTTATGACAAAGAGTGAGGAATGTCCTTCTGAGGGAATCCTAGCTATTGACGAGAACACAATTCTTAATACAATTTATGATAATTTATATGTATATGATTTAAAAACTGGGACTGAAGGCTTTTTAGCAGGAGCCATTCATAACCACAATACATTCCACACCGGCGGAGCTGTAGGCAATAAAACTTTAGGCTGGAAAGGGTTGGAAACCTTATTTAAGTTGCCTAAAACCATAAAAGATAGAGCTATATTAGCTAAAGAAACTGGCTCAGTTACCAATATCAATCCGATTGTTGGTGGTTGGGAAGTATATATCAAAGAAGAGAAACATGTTCTTCCAAAAAAATTAGGATTAGGCGTTAAATTAAACCAAAAAGTTAAAGCGGGGGATATGTTGACCCAACAAGGCGTTATCCATCCAAACGATTTACTAGAAACTACTCAAAATGCAGAACGGGTTGAGAACCACATCATTAAAGAGTTGGATTCTACTTACAGGGCCGGTGGAGTATCTTTAAAACGTAAAATTCTTGAACTTTTAGTATCCCCCATGACTAAAAAAGTCCAAGTTGAAGAGATTGATCCTTCAGTAGGAGTTAATTTAGGCATACTGCCCGGAGATTTAATCTCCCGGGGACAGGAAAAGGTTTTAAAGAAATATAAATCTAAGATTAAGTTTAAATCTTCTCCAAAATTATTAAGCATTGGAGATATTTCTCACCAATCAGACGATTTTATGGCAGAATTAATGGCAGACAGGCCTCATAAAACTTTAGCACAGGCTCCTCTGCTGGAAAAAGGCTTTCATTTATATGGGCATCCTCTAACCAGATTTGCGTTTGGTACGATCGGAGATAAAAGAATCAAACCCGAAACTACTGAAGAAGAAGAGGCAAAAAAATTATTAGATCATTTGACAAATATTTTTAATACTAAGTACCCTGTTTAATCGGGGGAGGAAATTATACAGATGAAGAATACAACTCCTTTAATAGATAATATTTTAAAAGTAGCTGAAGACCAAAAGAAAAAATCTACCAAGAAAACAAAATCTATTAAAGAATTTCAGAATAAAAAAATAGGGGAACCTATGGAGCACCAACGGAGAGTTGTTGATATGATGCTCAACCCATCTCAATCTGGATTAATAGTCGCCCATGGTACAGGAACGGGAAAAACTTTTACCTCTATCCTTACTGGAGTCGCTTTGGGGGAACCTATGCATGTAATAGCTCCCGCTCCTCTGGTCGAAAACTATACTAAAGAATTAAAAAAACACTTGAAGACAATACCCAAGGATGTAGTAATTGAATCCTGGGATAAGTTTGTTAAAGATCCAAATAAGCACCGAAAAGTTTTTCAGGGTAAAAAACCTACACTAATCTTGGATGAGGCACATCGGGCCAGAACTTTTGGGTCCAAACGATATAAAAATATTATGGATAAATCCAAGGAGTATAATAAACGATTATTATTAACCGCATCTCCTATTTATCATGAACCGTCTAACCTAGGTGCTTTGACTAATCTGGCAGCAGGAAAAAACATATTCCCAGAAGATGCTAAAGATTTCAGAGCTCAGTACGAAAATAAAGAAACTCGTAATCCTAATTTATTATCACGTATTTTAGGCTCTAAACCAAAAGAAGAGTTAAAACTTAAAAACAAAAAACAACTACAAGATAAATTAAAACAATATTTAGATATTCATTATAATAGTACAGACAATGAAAACTTCCCAAAATCAACAACAAAAATAAAACAGGTTCCTATGAGCAAGAGCCAAAATAGAGTATATAATTTTGCTTTTGGAAAAGCTCCCTGGTGGTTGAGACATAAAATTCGGAAGGGTACTGGGCTATCACCCGAAGAAGCTAAAAAAATGAATGCATTCCTCTCAGCTTCTCGACAAATATCCAATAATCCTTCGGGATTTCTTGGGAAGGGAGTCAAAGCCTCCGCCCCTAAAATAGATAAAATTACTAAAGATTTTAAACGAAAATTAAAAAAATCTCCTGAGCATAAAGGAATCATCTACTCTAATTATATTCGAAGTGGGTTGTTACCCGTAGCCGCTAAATTAGAGAGGTCAAATATACCCTATGCTTTCTTCACGGGTAAAGAAAGTCCTCAGAAGAAAAAACAAATTATGGAAGATTATAACCAAGGCAAGTTAAAAGCTTTATTAGTATCCTCATCAGGAACAGAAGGATTGGATACAAAGGGTACCCGCTCCATCCAAGTCATGGAACCTCATTTTAATATGGAAAAAATTAAACAGATTGTAGGTCGAGGGGTTAGATACAAGTCACATGAACACCTCCCTAAAGACCAGAGAAAAGTAGATGTTGTTCATTATCACGCAACCCCACCTAAAAAAGATACTTGGTTACAGAGACTTAAAGCCCGGTTTAAACCCTCAGCTCCTTCGGTGGATGAATATCTCTATCAAAGAGCAGTAGAAAAAGATAAATTAAATCAACAGCTGTTGCAGTTAGTTCAACAGGCCCAGCCATCGCCCTATGCATATCCAAAGAATTTAGGAGGATTATAACGTGTTTTATTACGGCACGATACTAGAACGACTAGGAGAAAAGTTTTATTCGGTAAACATCGTCGGAGAAGGTCTCAAAGATGTGGTAGATATAGACCCCCGAACTACTCAAGAGTATTCGGAGGATACCCAGATCATAGTCGGAAAAATAAAAGATGAATCATCTGGGGATTTCTATTTCATTCAGGGAATAGTTCCCCCCGCCTCACAAGTGGTCGAAACCCCAGAGGGTAGATTACCCTCTCGATCGGGTCCGCGAGACCGTCATAAAATATTGCGAAAGCTTCCAGTAATACCGGGGGATGTTATTACAATGGTACCGGAAGGAAAATCTTTCAGAGCTACATTAAAACAAGGGGCTATGATTGACTACGCTTCTCCTTATAGTTACTCAGTCCGTAATTCAGCTGGGGATTATATGAACACCGCTGTTTCTCTAAAAGAAGTAACGACGGGCCATATTAGAGAAGATGTCTGGGAGGCAATCCCAGGAGGAATGGCTTATTACCATGAAACTTTCGAAGTCCATAAAGGGTATAAAGGGGCTCTCCTCACAGGTGTTGAAGATGCAGTTGAATCTTCTAAAGGTTATATCAAGAAAAAACCTTCGATGAAACATAAAATTGAAAAAGGAGAGTATGGAACTTGGACCCGAATAGGTGACTTAATAATAGAAGTCAGTGCCGATAAAAATTATTATTCTATTAACTATGCTCAAGGGGGAGTACCCACCGCCTCTACTCTAAAATACGGGTTAGATATTTCTCCGGATGGGGTTAATCTCTTCTGGGGAGAATCAACCACAAAATTTGTAAAAATTGACGAATTAGAAATTAATTTAACAAGTGGTCTGAGTAAATTTGTATTAAATGATTCCGGAATAACATTAAGTGCTCCACAAATTTCTTTACAAAATCCAGTGGATTCTTTTATTTCTTTAACAAATTCCGGTATAATTTTAGGGAACAGTAGTGGAATTAAATTCGGAAGTTCTTCAGGATTTGAATTTAGTGGTACTGCATCTAAAAATGATGGGGTAGTACCTAATTTAAGGAGTATAAAAACAGGATTGATGTTTAGCACGACACTTATAGCAAATGACCAACTATTAGTAGACCAGAGGTTCTTAACCCAAACTTGGAATGAAGTACTGACTCAGATCCAGAGCCACACTCATCCAGCTGTATCTGGAACCACTGGACCTGCAACCTTAACAATATTGAAAAATCTAGTGCCGGTTCCATTAACACTAGACCAAGTGACTAGCATACAGTCGATTAGCACATAATAGGAGATTAAAATGTCTGAATTATTTTTTACTTTCAAAGATCGGTTTGGCTCAGCGGATGATTTTCAAACCAAAGAAGCGGACCAGAAGATTCCAGAAGATGCTTCTAAATGGGATGAGGCCGTGATTTTAAATCTTAGAACTGAACATCCCTGGCTTGATATTGATAACGGAAGTATATCGATTAAGATCTCCCCTAAAGATGAAAAAGAAGGGGCTGCAGTCGGCGGTATAATCATAAACGATAAGTTTCTAATTCCTATTATTATAGATAAGTTTAAGCTCCATACCCTGGATACTTATATTTACAATGGAACGGTTAAACCATTAATAGAAGAAACTTTTATGGAAGATTTTTCTAAAAGAAATATAGGTAAAGTAGTTCCTTCCGGGTCAGGAGAGGCTGGAAATATGTCTCTGTGGAATCAGACCCAACTTCCTATGGGAGGTATGGGCGGAGGACTTGGCGGACTCGGTGGGGGTATGGGAACCTTCGCCAACTTACTCTCTAAAAAAGTTAATTTAAACAAATCAGATGTTGTCGAAGCTTTCGACTCTGCTTTTGATGAGCAGGAATTAAGCTCCATCTTATCTGAGAATACCACTTTTAGCAGTGCTGTTAGCGACCTGGTTAAAAATGCTCATACTGAAGAGAAAGAAGAAGAACCTTATTGGGAGTTAGTAGAATTAGCTGACTTTAATAAAATGACTCCTAAGTCCTTACCTACTGTTGGCAATGTCTGGCACAAGGGAGAAAAAGTGGCCTGTGCATTTTCTAATACACAGATTAACCCCGTAACTTTTGAGTCAACTCCTACACAATTCGGTATTGAATTAAATACAGATACACCAAGATTTTTTTGTATAAACGATGTAGATCCAGTCATCGTCACAGATGAGAATAACGTACCCTCTCAAATATCTAAATCAGCCTCCGGAACTGTGGGGAACCATATTTATATACTCCCAGCCGGGAAATCAAAATTTCATGTCTTAGGACCATTTCATACAAAATATGAAAGCGGTAACAAAGAAAAAATTGCTTGTTATGATGGCGATATGACTATTATAAAAGTAGCAGGGTATAAAAATTTAATTAATAAATTTAAGGATAATATTATCCTGGATTCTACACGGGCAATAAAATTACCTCTTCACACACAATTTTCTCCTCTGACAAAAAAATTAGCTTCTTCGGAGATTAATCATATAATTAATTTTGATGATTCATACGAAGTATTTACCCCCCAGGGAAAATTCAGGGATACTTTACCCCTGGTTATGACAAAAGACCGAGCACTTGTCGATGTTGATAATGCGTTGGATTATTTGTCTAAAGAGGCTTCAGTATCTGATAGGGTTAAGACCTCTATCTTTAATAAGCTTAAAAGGGGTTTGAGAACAGTATTAAAAAAGAAGAAAGATTCTACTCCTGTCAAACAGGCTGGACTGCCTATGTTCAGTAAAAATGAGCAAAAATCAATATTTAAATGTGCAACTTATTTTAAACCTGTGAAATATTCTCTATTAGATTTTAACGGGTCAAAATTCATATTCAAAAAAGCTGCTATGGATTCAAACAGCGCAAAAGAAACAGTTGATACCATTCTATCCCTGGGATTAATCAACGATGTCAATAAACATAAATTTACGGATAATATAGATGACTTACTTACCGCTAGAGAAAAGTGCGGGGAATTACTATTAGCCATTAGATTAGGACTGACGTTAAACCCTCAACCATTTAAAATGGCTATGGAGAGTTTAAACAAAGCTATCTTTGAGCTGAAACAGTTTAATACTGTCGAGAAAGCTAAGACATTGTTATAAGCTTTTATTTTTTAGGATTTATAACTATATTAGGACTACTATGCGAATTTATGACATTATTAAAAAATATAAAATTTCCAGGGAAGCTTTTTATGAAATAGAAAAGTTTTTATCAGTTAAAAAAGTTTTTTCTACAGGTCATTTTAAATACCAACTAACGGAAGAGGATGACCTGTACCTTAGATGCGCTTCAGTATTACCCTCATTATATAAACAGAAGACTATGTTAAACTGCTTGCCGTTCTATCGGTATTTCAGTTTTTTATGCTTGACTACAGGCCCGGAAGAATTTACGGACACTCTTCAAGGGCTGAACCTTATCCGAGAGGGAAAACAAGCTCGGGAAACTGTTTTAGAACACCGTCAACAATTTATGGGTAGATGCTTACCCCCTCAGTTAAGAGATAGTCTATCTATGAAAAAACCAGTTCAGAAGGTAATCATCCCCTATGTTGAAAAAATCTTTAAACTATTAAATTTAAAAGTTTTAACAGAAAATCCAGCATTTTTTCAATCAGTTACTCCAGTATTATTAGACCCCGAGCTGAAAAATTTATTAGAGGTGTATTTAACTACTCACCATACCAACCCTGAAGTAGCAGAGGTGATGGCCAAACATGCTGATTTAGCCTGGAATTTAAAAATTTATACTAACTATAAACTCTTATTCTACGATTTAGATATTATTACTGAAAAAGGTTGGGCAGATTATCTATCTCTCATACCAGGACGGTATGCCGTTAAAAAAGATCGAGTACAGAATAAAAATTTATCTACTCTTAAAATTGACCAGGGGCTAATAACTGAGAACCAACTCGGAACTGTTACGGATCTGCTACTGCAACGCTTAACAAAGTTATTATGTACCTCCTTAGATGATCGAACTTTCGGCTCTAGCTCAGAGGCTTCTAAAGCATTAAACTTTATCATAAAGATGAAACAACTTTCTAACAATGATGTTAATGAGGTCGAAGAATTGCTGAAAGTATTGTACGAAGATACAGGAGGCTTAGAAGTAGTTCGGGAGGATAACTCTTCCGAATTTTCTCAATATTTACCAAATAAAGAATAAGGATATTATGAGACTACCACTATACAAATACGCTGAAAAATTCCTATATGTGGAGCATGATACTCCCTTTAGACTATTGAACAAATATATCGATAGGGATACTCAAAAAGAAGTTACGATTGATCTCCGTTATTTACAACCCATATTTAACGTCGATGCAAAATACCCTGAAGCAAGTCGAAATGTTGTCTATAATTGGGCTCGACAAACAGGTAAGTCTACATCTTCTGTTGGATTAGGAATATTGGAACAGGTATTAATCCCCGGGTATAAATTGTTATTTATCCAACCTACAGGGGATCAAGTATCTAACATTAGCAACACCCGATATAAGAAAATGATTGAAGCTTCTCCTATTCTTAATAAAGTCTTTAAGCCGTCGGGAATGAACTATACCTGGCAGGTTAAACACCGTCAGCTTAAGAATGGATCAGAAGCATTTTTCCGTTCATGTTATACTTCAGCGGATAGGATTCGAGGTTATTCAGCGTGGATGGTTCTCATCGATGAGTTACAAGATATACCTCTTCGAGCTATCCCTATTATTTTATCCACCCAGGATTATGCTCGACCGGATTTAAAGCGTAATATATTCTCAGGAACTCCGAAGTATGAATCAGGTATATTAACCACCATGTTTAACAACACGTGTGCGATGGAACCTCACACCCAATGTCAATCCTGTAAACATTGGAATTATCTAGACCGTAAAATTATAGGAAAAAACTCCTATATTTGTACAAAGTGTGGGAAACCTATATACCCACAGAATTATGATCATACTAAATTCTTTCCCATGAATCCTTCTAAACTAGACGTTCAATGGGGGTATAGAATCCCGCAGTTTATGTCGCCCATGAAACCCTTTAGAGCTATTAAAGCCAAATTAGAAGATCCCTTTTATACTTTGGATGATTTCGATAATGAAATATGTGCCTTACCATCAAAAGAAGGAAATGCTATCTTTACGAAGAAGGGGATGCAAGCCGTCTGTTATAAAGATGGATTTTTAACCTACGATGAAATTAAAAAAAAGTATGGGAATATACCTCTATATATGTCAGTTGACTATGGGTCAGGAGAATTTAAACAATTTAGAAGTGGAAAAGTCTTATTTAAAGGATTTACGGTTATTATAATAGGTGGTTGGGTTAAAGGCAAATTAGTTATCTTTTACATGGAAAAATTATCGGGAGAAAAAGCCAGGGAATCCGAACAGCCTGAATATATTAATAAAATAGGAAGACGCTACCGGATTAAATTATGCGCTTCAGACTGGGGTTATGGCGCAGCTATCAACCGTATCCTAAAAGATAAATACAACTGGAGAAAAACTTATGGAGGGTCTGGAGACGGACCTGTATTATATGAATTTCAAAATATGAACACTCACTCTATTAAAGAAGTAATATGGAATCAAGATGCCAGCCATGGAGATGGACGGTTTATGATTAATAAAAATTGGTTAATTGGGAATTTAATCCATTACATGCTCCACCTTAAGAAGATCATCCTCCCTAAATGGGAGTGGATTTCTAATAAACCACGACCAAAGTTTTCTTTTGTAGATGATTTTTTAGGAATAAACCGTAAAATCGAAGACGGTAGAACTAGCTATTATCACTCCCAACCGGATGATACTCCGTTGAGTATGTCCTTGTTACTTCTAGTGGCTCTGCACGATATTCACGATATTGCACTTCCTAATCACGATGATTTGAGAAGTGTATTGAACCCAGAGTCGTTAAAAAACAAAGAATTAGAGAAGGCGTTGAATGATCGACAGGCCTCTATATATAATGAGTTGCAATTTTCTGATTTAATCTAATAAACATCCGGGTATATCTTCAACATTATCTGTAGCAGTTTTTAGAACAAATCCTGAGCACCCCTGGATTTTATTATTTTTCTTTAAAGTTCGGGGGATTAATAAATCTTTTCGGGTTGGATTTAACTTAACGGCTAGTCCAGCTACGGAAGCTGATACTATTAAAAATCTATTATCGACGGGTCGAGGAAGCCCCACAACATCTACCAATTTAACATTATAGATAGGCCAATCACTAACTTTAGTAATAAAAGTAGTTTTACGTTTAATATAAGCATAATATTTAGAGGCTGGGATGGTCTTAGTTTTCTTCCCATTTTCTACTAAATCTATGGAGTGGCCCGTACAATTAATAAATTCCATTTATTCCAACCTTTTTTACTATTTTATATCAAAAAATTAAAATGATGTCAAGATTTTTATATTATTTTATAGAAGACATCTTTCTCAAACCTATAAAAGGAGTACATAATGTATGAAGATACTTCAAAATATTTAAAGTTAGGCAAAAAAATAGCCAGCTCTGTTTTAAGAGACCGAGCCGATATTAATGAGATAACAGCCAAAGTAGCCGAAGCGGAAGATTTATCCCTTCCAGAAGTAGAGGCAGTTGTATTCAAGACAAATAAACTTATGGATGCAGTTCAGATGAAACGAGGAGCCTCAAAGAGTGAGTTATTTCCAGTTGCTGATTATAATGCTATAATTGATCTGTTGAATGATACTTCTAAAACAGCTTCTGCGGAGACTCAAATAGCTATAGACCGGAAGATATTAAAAACATTGGACAAAAACCCGTATTTTGATAAATATGCTAAATTAGGCCCTAATTCTTTTGATAATACTTTGAATTATAAACATTCAGCTTCAGAGGCTTTACAGAATTATTACGACCAATTTGTAGAACTTAGAAAAGAAGCTGATGCCAATCGGATTAATCGTCAATCCAGGATTAAAGATTTATTTGAAGACTTATTTGATTCTATTCAAGAAGATTGTTATGAGGGTAAAAATTTACAAGATTTAAAATTAGCTATGGTTCTACAAACTCCCGTAAATCGGATTAAAGATATGGTAAATGTTTTTGATGCGTTGGAGGATAGGCTTCCCCGCCAGGCTAAGAAAATAGCTGGGGCAGATTTAGATACAGGGAGCGGAGTAGAACATTTAATAGGAACAGTCTCACACGCTACGACAAGCCCTGATCTACCAAAAGAAAATCCATCAGTTATTCTTAAAATAATGGCCGACCCAGAACTAAAAAAAGAAGAAAAAATTATTTTTATTGCGGGTGACGACAAAACCATGCGAATATACGATGAACTAAAGAATAATATTTTTGCGGAAAAAAGATTAGAAAAAACTTTTCAAGATTGTGAAGATGCTTCTGATTTTGTTAAAAAAATAAAATATCGTATAGTTAGTCATGATGATATTCAATCTGAGATTAATAATACTATTCGTAATAGGATGGAAAATAAATTAAAAGATATTGAAGCCGAATTAAAACAAGCTTGTGTTGATGAGGTAGAAGAGCCGGAACAATACATCAAATTAAATTTAAATCATTTAAAAAAATATGCTCAAGCTTTATATAAGAAATCTACAAAAGAAACTTTTTCAGTTGATGACTTAGAGAAAAAAATAGCTGAGTCTAAAAAACAATCAGAGGGAAGAGACCTGCCTGGATTCCAGACATCAGACTCAAATAATAAACTGCCAGAAGCAACTAAAGGCATAGATATAGAAGAAGCTGACAAAAATTTAGGTAATCCAAATAAAATACCTCCACCCCCCAGCCTACAACCTAATGGCGGTGCACCAAAACCTCCCACACCTCCTAAGCCACCCGAAGCTAAGAACGCTTCTAGTTCATTAGTCTATACTGCTACTATAAATGATAAAGAAGCATTCATAGGAGCCTTAGGAGCAGGATTAAGAACCGTCGGAAAAGTTATCGGGTCAGGGGTAGGAACCGTCGGTAAAGGTCTTGGTTCTGCTGGGAAAGCCGCTATAAAAGGTATTAGGTCTGCTGTAGCCGGTCCTGCCGTCTCTTTATCAAATAAATTATCTGATAATAAGGATAAACCAAACCCGGTTAAAAAACCTTCTGAAGTTAAACCAGTAACTAAAATTGGTTCAAATTCTTTAGTTTTTAAATCAAGATTGAATAAAGAAGAAGGCTTCGAGAATACAAAAACGGACCCAAAGAAGCAACCAAAACTTTCAATAGACCAACGTATTTCTAATTTTAAGGATAAGACCCCCACCATACCACCCTTAAGACCTAATAAGGAAGCTGGGGGTAAAGCTATTCTACCGATGATATCAAAAGTTACCGAAACAATTGGTAAGGGGGTAAAAAAGGCCCCTCATGAATTAACCAACATAGGAAAAACGTTAAAGTCAAAAATTAATCCTGGGGTAATAGACTTTGGAAAAAAAGTTATAAGTAAGAATTTAAGAAAAAATGTAAGTACTCATACCCCTACCCAGCCATTGGAGTAATTATATATGAATACTGACCGGATGAAAAACACGCTGATGAAAATAGCTCAATTAAGCCATAAATTTATTCAAAAAAAAGATTTAGATGGCTTGAGCAAATTAGCAAGCTCCATTATTACTGAAGATAAACAAGCCAGGAAAATACTAGCTCATGGTATTAAGAAAAACTTAATTAAAATTGCATCTCAGACAAAAACAGCCAGCTCTAAGGTAGAAGATTGGATGCGTGGCGAAACAACTCCCGTAGAACCTGCAGAAGCTCCTTCCGGGATTAATCCCAAACTATTAGGAGGAGGCTTAGTCGCCGGAATAGCGGGATTTCCTCTACTCTATAGTATGTATAAAAAAGGTAAAACTAAAAAAGAACATAAAAAAGTCTTAAATCAAGTTTTACAAGATCCTGCTTTTCATGGCAATCCTTTAGAAGCTATTCGGTTCTTTAAGAAAATACAAAAGTATTCTCCTACAATTGCTGAAGACCCAGATATGTCAAAAAATATTATGAAAGAATGGCATAGAATGGAAGGAAAATCAATTCAACCAGAGATGATAAAACAACTAATGGACACTGAAAAATCTAGTAATGAAAGTTTCTTCTCAAGGCACCCTTTTCTAACTACCATGTTGGG